GATTTGGGGTGGTATTACCATACAAGGAAAGAACAAAGGACAATATTTCAAAACATTTTGAATAAAAAAACCCCATCATTTCTGATGAGGTTCTTCTTCACTATTAAAACACACTACTAATTAAAAGGTTAAATTAATCTTCTGATTCTACCAAAATTTGTTGTAATAATTCTTTTCCTTGTAATTCCCAATCCTTTAATGACTTGGAATAATGACCCTTCAAAACTTGTAAATAAAAATCCATACTTCCTTCCATACTATACAAATCATCCCACTCACCCATCAATTCTTGCCAGTCATCACCAATAATTTTGTCAAGGAAATCATTGTAGGATGGTGCCGTGTCGTATGTTCCACAATATTCATTACACTCTAAAATTAATTGTTGTAATCTTTCTAATTCATCAAAGGTAAAAACAAATTTTTCCATAGTTGTTGATGTTCAGTAATCCTGTCCCCGAGTTTTATTTTTTAATTTTTACAAAGGTAAGTTATTAAAGGTATTCTACAAAATAAACTTCGTTCTCGTCCCAAAAGTCACAGAATATTCCATAAGAGTCTTGTGGATTAACCATGATCATATGATCGGGACATTCTTCGATCGAATCATAATGTTCTACATCAGTCAATTCTATGACTTGTTTGATTAACTCATCTAATACTTCATAGGTTAATACAGATTCTTCTTTCATAGCGGCAATTGAAATACAAAGGTAAGAGAACAACATATGTTGTCCGTAATTCATTTTTAAAATTGTTTCCATAGTTTTATTTTTTACGAAGTTACTAAATTGTTTTGAATACCATGAATAATTTTTTGAACTTTGGATTTAACTTGTTCTTTTGATTCACCGTTCAAATGTAAGAAAGTACATATAGCCGCAGTAGCACCTGTCCAATGTTTCACAGGTATTTCTGTATAAACTTTTTCAGTAAATGGTTGCCAAAATCTTGCACATAGATTCGAATTTGAATCAATACAAAAAGTTAAAGAAACATTTGGTCCTTCCATTTGAAGACCTGTAACGATGTTGATGTTTAGAGTTGTCATAATGTTTTAATTTTTACAAAGTTACTGAATTATTTAATACTGACAAAAGATTTTTTAGTTTTTTTCCTTGAACTTTATACTCATAAGGTTCTCCTAAAAAATGACTTAAAGTACCAAATTCTGATGGAACAGGAACTAATCTCGCATCCTCATAAACATCAACCAATACTTGATCGGGATCAACTCCCACCCTCAAACAATTTTTTTCATCATCTAATAAAATGTTCTGCAATTCCACAAGACCAAACCTGTCCGTTAATTTTTGAAATTCTGATGTAGACACAAGTTGTGTAAGATCTCCTGATTTGTACTTGAATGTGATTACTAAATTTTCCATAGTTTTATATTTTAATTTTTACAAAGGTACGGGCAAAAAAAATGACCACCAAATTTATTTTGATGATCATTAATTAAAACATATAAACCCTATTCAAATATGTCCAAATCTAATATATGTTTTCCTACTAATATATTCTCCATACCAAAAGGTGTTTCCACCTCCATAAGTTTTGGATTTAAAAATATTCCAACATACACTGTGATCGGGGACACACCAAATCCATTCTTGGATCCATCCATTAAAAACTCTTCCAATTTTTCACCCTTTCTTGCAATTGCATATAATTCAATGTCCCATATTACAAATGCCTCTTGTTGATTAGGCATTATAAAGGTCAGAACTACCTCATATTTTTTTTCCATACTTTTTACTTAAATATTGTTTCATGGTTTCCATTCTTTCTTTAACCTCTTTGGTTGGACCCAATTGACAGAATTGAACCAATACATCTGTGACCAAGCAGATGTCCAATAGATCAGGTCTAATTTGATGATCAACGAACCATTGTCTTGAAAGGTGCGATTGATTTTGCCATACGATTTGTTCTTCTTTTACTCTCATTTTTTCTTGTATTAAAATTATAATTTATTGTTGTGCGAAGTTAATAAATCCTTGTGAATCAGCCAACATTTCTTCGTAAGCAGATTTCTCTGCAAGCCATTGTTCATATTGGTAATCAAGATCATCAGGAATCATCATTAATTCCATCTCTTCAAACATTCTTTTACTTTGTCCCATAATTATTGTTTTTTTATTATTACAATAATAGGGTATAGGAGGGTAAAGGTCAATAGATCAGACAAAAAAAAGACCGAAAGTGGGTAAACAATCGGTCCTTGTATAAATAGGAAGTTAGTGAGGGAAAAAGAATAATGACAAGTTTGAATGGATTACAACAACTCACTAACGATTATAAATATAATTGATGTGAATTACAACTCAAGGACAACAAAATTATTTTTTTGGTGATCCCAATACTGGTTCTTGAATGATGTCATCATCATCGTCTTCATTCAAAACAACTGTAACATTTGGTGAAACAGATTTTGTTGCACATCTGGCATAAGCCTCTTGGTATGTAAATCCTTTTGACTTCTCTTTGGCAATACACATACCCAACGCAGAATCTTCAGGTACTTCTGCAAACTCTTCCAATCTTGACCAGTATTTGTAATAGGCATTAAATGAATTCAAACAGAATCCCAATCTTTCCTTCATGTTTGGAAACTGATTTTTCATCTTTGAATTGTTGGAACATCTTGTAATATAAGATCCCCTTCCTTCTGACTTCCTCGGCTGTATAACGAATAGGTCTTCTTTCTCTGTTTCTGGCATTATAAACTTGATTTTAATCTCTTATTCTCTTGATGTAATTCATCAACCTTTTTCTCCAAATCTTGAATTTTAATATTCAATTCATGGATCTCTTGCTTTAAGTCCTCGATTATATTGTTGTATAATCCAATCGCAAGTTCAAGATTGCGTAATACTTGATTGTCCGTCTCTGCTTGTTGTCTTTTTTTACCAACAAACCAAGCGGCAATACCTGTTAAGGCATTTGAAACAAATAATAATAAAGTTTCGTTCATTTAACAACCATAAATACATGCATATTCAGGTCCCGCATAGTATGTCATACCAGCAGAATTGAATCTGTTTATGTCCATCCCACTACCATTTGGTGGAATATGAATTCCGCTAAAATACTGCTTTCCTAAATGGGGGCGAATCCCGTCGTTTGATGTCCACTGCCAAACAAGTGGGTATAAGTTTGAGTTCCAAACAATCTGTTCAATAATTCTTGCTTCAAAGAATTGTGCTCTGTCATCTGCCTTGCCCTGCATATAATTCATCTCCTTGATGGTTACAGTATTTTCAGCACCTGTAACAATTCCATTATTTTTAATTCTCATAAAAATTGATGGAAGTGCTTCTGCGTAGGCACTCCAAATTAGCATGGGAGCGGCATAAAAATTCAAGAAATTTTCATTTATTGTTGTTAGTGTTGATGCTGAAACTTGATTCAGTAATTCAACATAATACCTTGATCCAATTATGTATTCTAACTTTGTTTGTTGAACCACTTGAATGAATGGTAATAACACAGCACTGGTTACATTTAAATCAATGTCTGTAAAATTTTTCAGACGATTTTCAGAAATTAAACAAATATTTTGGGGTACTATAAATTGACTCATTATTGTTGGATTGTTTCATCTTTTATTTCATCAACTGCAACATCTTTTGTTTCATTGATGTCTTCCACTTTAATTGGGGCTTGATCAGCAATTGTAACCATATGGAATTGATCAACAATTATTTCTGCTGGTTGACGATCTCTTATTAATAGGATCTTGTCGAATACATTAAGGATCTCACGCTGCAAAGGTTTGATTACAAGATTGAAAAAATGGTCCTGTGCTTCGATGTGATCAGGAGTTCCCAAACCACCAGGAGTAATAATACCCAATAATTCAGGTGAACTAATTTGGTGTGATGTAAGGATCGCTTGTTGTACCATGTCGTTTAATTCCATCCACATCTTGTCAGATGAGTTGGATGCGATTGGTGTTATTTCAGGAGCCATGTCTCTTGAATCAGAGAATGTTAAAAATAATTTTCCGGCTTGATTTGATCCCCCATATTTGCTCATCATATTCTTATAAATCTCTTCTCTTTGTTCCGGTGCGGGAACTCCCATTAAAGAAACAAATAAAGATGGACTTAAACCATTGATGATGTTGTTGTAATGCCAGTTAAATACCTCGACTTGTATGCTTGAAGCAAGAGCAGATGCCCACCATGTCGGGGTTGGGTAGTAATTATTCCCAATTGAGTGGGTTGAGTAATAAAAAATCTGACTTGGCTCTTCTGTGTTTGAGTTGAATGCTGGAATTCTTCTTGGAACAAACTTTTTAGGGAATGCCCAATCTGCACAATAGTAGAAGTCTTGGATCCTGTCATTCATGTCAGTTTTTCCTGCTCTTAATTTAGTAAAGTCTATGTAATAAATTTCAAATCCTTGTTCACGATCTCTTCTCCAAACTACATTTAGAGCAAATCCTCCAAATAAAATAAAATCTAATGCGGCTTTTGCATATACATCATATAAAGTGTCACCCAAAGAATTGACCATCATTAAACGATCATCTTCACCTGATGCAAGTTTAATTCCTTCTCCTCTTACTCCAAACCATTTTGAAGTTATACACGCCCTTAATGTGGGACTTGTGTTGTATAAACGAGTAATTTCTTGGGGTGCGTAGTTGGAAGGTCCATAATAGACCCATGGCGTTCTTGTATTGACCATTAAATTTTCCTCAATGATTGGAACTCTGGCAACTGCACCAAAGTTAAAAACCTTCATAAGGTCATCACCATCATATTTTATTTCTTCCTTCATAATATTAAATATAGTTTTTTAACACAATAATCATAGACCACAAATATTACAGTCTTCAGGTATTTCAATAATTGAATTAATTTGTTCTTGTGTTAAACATTGTCCCATTTGATCTGTGTCAACTTTAACAACATAACCCCAAAATTCTGTATAAGCACTTATTGGTCCAATGGTACAATAACTTGTTGTTGTGTCCCATGTTTGTGTTTCACCAGCAGGTAATCCCAAACAACTATTAATTGAACTTATTAGATCTTGAGATTCAGTAATGTCATTATATTTTATAAATCCTTTCATGCTATGTTATTCCCCATTTTGTTTTCAAATAGTTTATTAATGTAGATTGTTCTGATGATGTTAATTCTTTATTATACATAATGATCTCACCAATTTCACCTATAACAACATCAGTAGATCCAATTGAATTGATGATCGAGAATGTTGTACCACCAGTATATGTTCCTGGCATCCCTGTTTGAGTTAAGTTTGATTTTAATATTGTTTCAGTTGTTCCTGAATTATTGAAAGTCATGTAATCAACCACAGTTGTTGCTGTATTGGAAATATAAGATTGACATACTTGTGTTGTGTTATAACCTGAATAACCATTAAATCTAACTCTATGTTGAGTTATTGATCCATTCTGATCCAATGCATTAGTATAACGGAAGTTTGGTGATGCTGGTTGAGGAACAATTGGAGACCAGAATCCAGGTCCACCACCACTTCCCACATTTGGAGAAGTTCCTGCTGCTGAAACAACCGAGAATGATGGTGTTGAAGATGAGAACTTCATTACCACAAATGTATTCCAAGATGTTCCTGTTATAAATGTATTTGAAACCAACCAATCATTTGAAATTGTAACCGCAGATTTTGATGTTCCCATTGTTGATGCTGACCAACTTGGTTGATCTGCAGCAGTAGTTTGTGAGAACCCTGTAAATGATGTCCAGTTTCCTTTATTTGACACCGATTGAACATACTGACCACTTCTTAAAGAAAGAGTTGATGTGTCGTTAAAATCAATCCAAATCATTGGATTAAGAGTGAATGGTGAGAATGGTGTTGGGCTCGGAGTATTAGTTTGGGTTGGGGTTGTAGATGGACCAGGAGTACCAGTTTGAGTTACCGAAGGCGTTGGAGTAGCAGTTTGGGTTGGAGTTACACTCGGAGTTGGAGTGATCGTCTGACTTGCAGTAATACTCGGAGTTGGAGTCATCGACTGTGTTGGAGTAACACTTGGAGTGGGGGTTGGAGTCACCAACCATTGAGAATATAACCATTTTGATTCCAATCCTGATTGAATTACTGAAATTTGTGCTGCAGAAAGAACTGTGTCAAACACAATTATTTCCATCACTTCAGAAAGTGCCAAGAATTGTGTTGTCGATCCTGTTTGACCACCAACAGCAATTGATGTTATTGTGTCTGTTGTTGTTCCTGTTTGATTTAGAGTCAAAGTAATACCATTCAATTGTGCTTGTGATGTAGAATTTGTTATACCTGTAACAACTCCCAAGAATAATCCTGATGCTCTTGAAATTGTGTCAGCAGAATTTGCTTCCAAATTAGCATACCAGAATGTATTGTCTGCACCAACATAAACTCTGTCTCCTCCACCACCCTGATTTTGAGAATATAAATAATAATTTGATTCTATGGTTGGAGAACTTGTTGGACCATCCAATGAAAATGCAAATCCTTCTGCCTCATCTCTTGAAATACCAGCAACAAAGAAATAAGTATACCCTGTGTCAGCAAATGAAATTCCTGAAACAGACATAAAGGTTCCACCAGTTGTAGTAAGACCATTGAAAGAAACACAATTAATTGATGTTACTTGTGGGTTCAATGTTGATGCTGTATAAAGTGGTTGATTTGCACTATTAGATTGAATTAGATCATAACCATAAGGTCCTTTGTCATCCCAACGAGAAACTTTATTGTTTACATCTTTGGTGATTGTTGTTAGATCAGATGAATCAATCCAAAATCTTAATGAAGGGTATGCAGGAGTTGAGGTTGGTGTAATACTCGGAGTCTGTGTTTGAGTCATCGTTTGACTTGCTGTAATACTTGGAGTCATCGTCTGACTTGAAGTTTGTGTTTGAGTTGCTGTAATACTCGGCGTTGGTGTGGCAGTTTGACTTGCAGTAATACTCGGCGTTGGTGTGGCAGTTTGACTTGCAGTAATACTCGGCGTTGGTGTGGCAGTTTGACTTGCAGTAATACTCGGAGTAGGCGTGACTGTCTGACTCGCAGTAATACTTGGTGTAGGCGTGACAGTTTGGCTTGGAGTTTGTGTTTGTGTCTGACTTGCGGTAATACTTGGTGTTGGTGTGGCAGTTTTACTCGCAGTAATACTTGGTGTTGGAGTTTTTGTCTGTGTTTGTGTTGGAGTGTTTGTTGCAGTATTACTTGGTGTTTGACTTGGTGTACTCGTCTGTGTTTGTGTTGGCGTGTTTGTAGCAGTATTACTTGGTGTATTAGTTGGAGTACTTGTAGATGTTTTTGTCGGAGTGGCAGTTTGGGTTGGAGTTTTCGTTGGTGTAGTTGACACAGAAACGGTTTGTGTCATTGATGGAGTGACAGTTGGAGTGGCAGTATTCGTTGGAGTTACTGTGGGTGTGGGAGTATTTGATGCTGTAACACTCGGAGTTGGGGATGGTGGGTTTAATTCACCAGGAGCAAAAATTATATTTGAATTGTCCTCATCAGGAGAAATATACTCAATGTAATAATCATTTGTTGTATTGGCTGACATTGCGATTAATAACGCAAGACCTGACTCAACTTTGTTATAAGCAAGAGCAGGATTTAAGTTTGTTGATCCTGAATATTGTTCATAGATCCCATAAATATATTGTCCCTCATATGGGAACGCAATCTCATTAACGCCTTGACCTTCAATAAATTCAAATTCATCATAACGAACTTGATGTGTTGAAATGTTAGGTAGAATAAAAGTAACTCTTTCCTTACTCATTTTGTGAGTGAAAGAAAATAACCATTCAGGAGTCGCAAGTTCTGCGTTCTGTGAAACGGTTGTTATTATTTTATTTAATTGATTTGTTTTAAGTAAGATCATATGCGTATAAATAATCACAAGGGAAAATTAATCCCCTTGTGATGTATATTATTTTTTATTACTGAACAGTAATACCTGCAGCAACAGATGCAAGAGTACCAGAAAGTTCATTCATTGGATTTGGTTCAAGGTATTGTAATGTTACATTATAACCTTGTTGATCTCCTAATGCTTTACCAGTCACAGCACTACCAGCACTTACATACATTCCGTATGTTTGTCCCAAGTAAAAGTATTGTCCTATGTTGTCTTCCATAACCACAGAGACTCTCGGTGATTGTGCTAAAGTTTTAAGGATGTTTCTCTTGTCTTGATCAAGTTTGTTGAAGTAAAGAACTAACTCACCTGTATAGAAAACTGTTCCGTTCTCTAATGAAGCGTTTACAGTCTCTGTAAATTGAGATGAAGTTCTAATCAATTCAAACTTGAAGTAAGTTCCTGTTCCTGAAATTGAAGTAATGGTGTCACCAGTTGTTGCACTTAATGCTGTGATGTTGTCGAAGTCAGTCATCCAAATTGTTTGGACACCACCTACTACATCTCTACATCCTAACGCAATTCCTGAATTTAAATTACAAGCCATTTTATATTAATTTATTAGATTAGTTTATTTTTTTTTATTAAAGTGAGAGGTAATATTTCAACCTCTCACAATTAATTATGACAATCCGTTAGTAACGAAAAATTGTGGGAACGCAATTGCAGTTCCTAATTTCCAATTTACCGCCATTCTAACTTCTTGGAAGTCTTGAGACCACCACATTCTGTAAGAATCTTCGTCAGACATTAAGTCTGTTCCTACTAAAAAGTATTGTTGTGCTGATCCTGCGATTAAGTTTGATCCGTTAAGACCAGGAACTCCAACAACTTTGATGTTTGTTTGAGGATGGAATACTTCATAAACTTGACCTAATGTAGGTTCACTGAAATGGAAGTTGTTTACATTTCTGATTGCAACTAAATAACATTTGAATTGTGCTTGAGACATGAAGATTACAAGATCTTCTCTACCATAAATGTTTCTGTCGAAAGCATTGATGATGTTGTCAACTTGTGCAAGAACAGTGTATGCTTGTTGAACTGTTGAAGAACCTGTAACAGAACATAATGCTGTTTGACCAGTTAATGCAACAACACCAGCAGTGTTTGCAAGTAATTCTTTGAAACCAGAAAAACTTGTAGAAGCACTTGATGCATTCCATAACAAATCTTCGTTATAACGCTTAATTTGTTTTGTTTGTAAATCTACAATCGCTTGTTCGAAAGGAACAGTCTCATTATAGGATCCCTGTCCCAAATATTGACCAAGCCACACGGTATTTAATTCTTGCAAACAAAGACTTTGATTAACTTTAAGTTGAGAAACTGTTAATGGAGCAACTGTGAATGTAGTGTCTCCTGAACTTTCCCAACCGCAAGTTGTACCTGTCTGAACTACTAAAGTTTCAGAAAGTAAGTTCACATTTTGTGTTCCTTTAATACCAGGAATCACATTACAATACTTCATTGTTTGTGGTGTAAGAACTGCTTCTGAAATGATGTCAGAATTCAATTGATCCACATAACTTTGTAGTCCTGTTAAATCGTAGCCACTTGTTGTAAATGACATTTTTGAAAGATTTTTTTTCATCTTATTTTTTTATTTTTTTTAGTTTTATTTTTGAGACATTGCATCTCTTAATCTTCTAAACTGATCTAAACGATCAACTTGAGAAAAATTTTGTGTTATGGTTTTTTGGTTATAAACCTTTTCACCTGCTGGTTCCTTTGAGAATTTCTTAAATGATCCATCAAGTTCAGTTTGTTTTTGTGCGATTGCATCGATTTTGTTTTCAAGTTTCTTTAGTGCTTGAGAAAAGATTTCAGCAATTTCAACAGCGGTCATCATTTCTTCTTCCTCTGTTTCTTCAACATTGGATCTTTCTGTGATCTTACCGTCCGCTACAATTACTCTGATCTTTACTTCATTACCTTCAGAATCTTTTAATTCAATTTGGTGTTCTCCGTCTGGTGCTGGTGTCTTCTCTCCGTCTTTAACAACATCGATTGTTTCACCCACATCAAAAGTTGGGGATTCCAAAATTGCTCCATCATATGTTTTCGCTTCAACGAATTTTCCTGCTGCTTTGTCCGCATCTGATTTCGATTGAACACCCATAATTTCTCCACCAACAATGGAAATAACTTTTCCATCTTTAGTTTCGTAACTACCATCAGCAAGTGCTGAAAGGGTTCCGTCATAGTTGATTTCTTTAGCCATCGTTCCCACTGCTGGTTCCTCTGAACTAATTCTAATCATCTTGCCGTCTTTCATCGTAACATCAGCGAAATTTTCAGACATCGTTTCGTCTTTGATGTCCGCTTCTTTTTTCTTGTCCTCGATTTTTTCGTCTTCAGTTTTTTCCATCTCCATGTCGCCCATTTTGATTTTAGAAACTTTGCCGTCTTCATCAACTTCAATTTCAGAACCGTCATCAAGTTTGTGTGTTCCCTGCGGTGCAGGAATCATGCCTTCTTCAGTAGACACATATATTGGTGCTCCGATCTCTAAATCACCATCAATTTTTACAGGGATCCCTTGTTCAGTTTTCGCCTCATAAAATGATTGTGCCTTAAGTCCAAGAATACTCATTATTTTGCCTATTGCTTGTTTACTATTCATCTGTGATTGATTTTAGTATATTTTTTATTTTGTTTATGGTCTTGTCTTCCTTTGAGAAAACAGATTTCTCTGCGAATAACCCCTCAACCGAATAACCAGTTAAGTTGTTTTCTTTTATTGATTTCCAAACCTTTGGATCATCAACCTTCATCTGAACAAACCATGTACCTGCTGGTAATTCAAAACCAAATAGGTTTGATTTGTCTTTGATTGGATCTTCTGAAATCCATGATTCAGTTATGTATACTTTGTCAGAACCTAATTTAATTCCATCATGTTCAATGTTGGTTTCATCAGTTCTTTTTTGTCTCAAAAATTTGTCTGCAAGTTTTCTAATTGATTGCTTTGAAAAAAATACATAATATAAATTTCCCAACTCATCATAACGACTAATCATTTTGTTTGGAACCATTGCAGCACCCACAACAATTTTTTTGTCTTCATTAGCCACAGCAAAAGTCATCTTCTCTTTTTCAAGTTGTTTTAACTTTCTCTCTGCCCATAAAAGACCGGCTTCACCTCCCCAAGAATCATACATCAATTTTCCACAACCTTCGTCATAACTCTTTGAAGATGTTAAATCAGATTTGTGTCTGCTTAAATATGAATACATTCTCTTGATTGTGTCAACAGAAATGTTCTCACCTTTTGCTAATTGTGATGCTCTTGTTTTTCCTACTGGAGTTCCACATGATCCCCAACCATTTTTTTCTGCGTAATCCACAGCCTTCTTGGCTGCGTTCTTTACACCTTCGGGGTAATCAGAAATGGCATCAGCAAAATCATCTTCTGTCATTTTAATTGGAACACAGTTTGGAACTTCTCTACCATCAAGGATTTTTGTTCCTATTGGTTCATAACCTTCCCAACATGCATCTTCCAATCCACCTTCAGCAAATAAGTTTGGACCTGTTCTTGGCATTCCTGGTTTCCATTGTTTAGATGGATTAGGTGAATTGATTGTTGTGTCAGGTCTTGTGTCAGGTTGTAATGATGATGGTTGTGATTCAGGTCCTCTCTCAACCCCTCTGGTTGATGATCCTGAATTTCTAATCTTACCTGTTGGAGCGTACCATAACTTAACCCATGTGTGTCGGCAGTTAAATGATCCTCTCCATAAAAATATATTGTAAAAACCGAACTCTTCGTTTGCTACGGAGTCAGTTAAGTTGTCGATGTCCTCTTGTCTGTATACTCTATTCTTTGCAAGCATGTCAGCACAGAATTTTCTGTTCTTGTCATCTCTAATACCAACATACTTAAATCTGATTCTATATTGATCGTTGTCCAAAAATGATGGGGAGTTAGGATCAGAGAATCTCTCCATTGACATTTTCCTGACCATTGCAGGAGTTATTTTCTCAACTTTGAATACTTCCCAACCTTCATTAATTAAGTCTGAATATGGTTCTCCTAATTCGTCTAATTTGGGGTTGTGATTACAGAAGTCATCCTCCTTATAAATGTATTCAGGCTCCAATTTTTCATTTGAATCTTCGGCATTAAATGCAATCCATGATTCTTCATGTGCGGGACGAGAAACGAGAGAGATGGCTTCAATACCACTCTCATCAAATTCATCGTCAATGAAAAGTTCTACAATGCGAGTCATTATTTTTAAATATTAATTATTTGTTGATTTACCACTTTTAGATCAGAGAACGAGATTTGATTACTCTGTCAAATTGTTGTTGGTTTGAAATGTCTGCAGCAGTTACATAAGTTCTGATCGGTTGTGATGCGAATGCATTCTCAACTGCTGAAGCAATTTTTTCTGTGTTGTCAGGATCTTTTTTCATTCTTCCATTAACCAATCCACCTACTGCGAATTGTGGCATCCCTGCCGTTGCGTTGATGGCTGAAAGTAATGGTCTAAATACTTGTGTTGATCTTGCATTAACAACAAACTCACCATCACTTAATAATGCTGGAATTGAATCTGATGTTGATGTTCCTGGTCCACTCACCAATCCTCCTGATGCTTTTCTTTGTGGTGTTGCATTCACAGCAATTGGAGATGGGGGAAGTGTTGTATTTCCCGGTGTTGTTGGAATTGATCCACTCGCACCACCTGGTCCGCCAGGAACCTGAACTTGTACGATCTTCTTTACTGTCGCAATACCTGTGGCAACTGCTGATGCGGCTGCGATGGCACCCAATGCGGGACCAATAACAGGAATACTTGCAAGTGATTTATAGGCAGCAACGGCTGATTGGTATGTGTCGATTGTTGCTTTGGCAATTGCGAATGCTTTACCCGCAACGGTGTCCTTACCAACAATGTTTGACAAGTTTCCTAATGCGTCACTAATGAGTGCTGTTTTTTCTTGAGAAGATTTTACTTCTAATTTGTCAAGTTCTTTTCTTGCTTTTAAGTTTCCTGCTTTTCTCTTATTGAACTCATCTTCTGTAATCGCACCATCTTCTCTTAATGCGTTTAATTGATCTAACTGATTTTTTAATGCTGCTTTTTGTTCCTCATAATAGTCTTTGTCAAAGTTTGCGAATTCACCAAATTTATTTTGAATTGATTGTGTCTCCGCCTCAAATTCATTGTCAATTATTTTTAAGATTGCCTCGGAATAAGTCTTTCTTAAATTTGCTCTTTCTTCTAATGAATATTTTTCATCAGTACTAACCTCTTTAAGGAGACTTGTATAAATCTCAATTTGTTGTTCTGAATTACCTTGTGCCTCATCTAATTGTTGTTGAAGTTTTTCTTGTCTTTGTTTCTTTGCTTCTTCATCATCAGCCTTGATTGCATCCTTTAATTGTTTTGCATACTTGGCTCTAATAACTTCTTTCTGTGCCTCACTCAATTCAAGATTGGACAACTCTTCTGCCATACGAGCATCCAATAAAAGTTTTAATTCATCCTTTCTTGTTTTCTCTTTGTCTATTTCAAGTTGAATCTGTGCATCAAGATCAGCCTCTCTTTGTTTCTTTTTCTTGTCCTCATCTGCTTTGACCGCTTCTTCCAATTTCTTGGCGTAGTCTTGTCTGATTACTTCTTTCTGTGCTTCAGTAAGTTCAGCATTACTTAATTCAAGATTCATTCTCTGATCAAGAAGTTTCTTCAAATTGTCTCTTGAAGTATTTTCCTTGTCAGTTTCTAATTTGATCTTTGCATCAAGATCTGCTTTTGCTTTTTCAAGTGCTTTCTTTGCTGCTTCTTCTTTTTTCTTCTGTGCGTCATCGTTGTTCTTCTGTCTCTCTGCAAGATTCGCTTTCTCTGTCTTTGTTTGTTCTTTTGTTCCTGCGGTGAATCTTGCATATGCCTGATCACCGGCTTTGACTGCATTACCTATTGATCCTGCGATCTGTGTAACACCTTCTGTGATTGAATCCCAATCAAATGTGAATATACCTTTAAGAGTTTTTCCAACACCCACACCCACATCTTTGATGAGAGTAAATAAACCAAATAAAACTGAATAGAAAACACCAATACCTTTTGTAAGTGGGGGCAATACAGCCATGACCATCTCAATGAAGATGTCAAGGAGTGGTTCCATCGCTCTAAATATTCCACCAAGAATTCTCTCCAAACCAATAAATAATGGTTGAAGTTTTTTCATTGCTGATTCGTTGGAACTAAAAGCAGCAACAAGACCAGCAAGAGCACTCACAATTAAACCAATGATCGATGCTTTAAGTGCTGTGTTAAATGATGTGAAGGCAACCTTCATTCTGTTAATACCAGCACCCACCATTCCAAGTGGACCACCAGCATTCTCCAATGAATCAACCCAATCTGTTGCACCGGCTTTTGCTCCTTTTAAGGAGTCTTCCATGTCATCAATTTGTGCGGTCAGCCTCTTGAAATCTTCTGATCCTGCTGCGGTTTCTTTAAGTTGTTTTTTTAGTTCTCTTAATGCTTTTAAACTCGGTTCGAGTTCCACATTAATGTCAACATCAACTTCTACTTTCTTCTTTGCCATTTTGCTCTGTTAGGTCAAGAAACTCAAACAAATGTTTATTGTCCACAATAAGTGGGAAAGACATTTTGAGTTCTTCAATATTTAGGTTTAGTGTTTTGGGATCTGATGGTGTTATAACATAATCCCCATTTTCAAATATAAATTTCATAGTTCGTCATTTAACAAGTTCCGTCTTGTGCGTCAATTATTACATTTGTATAAGTTGCAACTTTTACTGATGTAAAGGTCATTGTATTACTACCTGTACTTGTATTTTGACAAGTTGAAAATAAATCACTGTCAGTTAAAGTAATTTTTTGACCTGCTACACCCGCACTATAATTTACTTCAACAGTATAAACTCCTACTTGTGTTGTTTCTAAATTAGTTCCATTACCAGTTGTGTTTGGTAATGATCCACCGATCACAGTTGTTACAACACTATTCACATAAACAGAACTAATTTGTATGTCCAATGATCCATTTGTAATGTCAATACCAGCAGTTGTTGCTGTTAATGTAACACTTGGTGTTGGAGTGTTTGTTTGGGTCATACTTGGAGTATTTGTATTCGTTGGAGTGACAGTTTGAGTTTGTGTATTACTTGGTGTTGATCCAATCGTTGTGCTTGGTGTCATTGTTTGAGTTACAGTTGGTGTGGGGGTGGGTGTTAATGGAACAACACCACCAGGACATTCAAAAGAGTTACAGTTTCCACCATAGATTGTTGGTTCCGGCATTCCTGTATAAGAGAATATTTGTGCGACACCAGAAACAAATTGAACACATCTGTACCTTGTTCCGTTTGTTGTAAATGCCTCATTGATTAGAGTTCCATAACAGTTGTTATATTCTATTGATGGGAAGAATTCTTCTGTTGCACCTGTTACTGTGATCTCCATACAATTATTAGTTTCAGGACAAACAGTTAAAGTTGGGGTGGTGGTAGGAGTTAAAGTTGCGGTTACACTTGGAGTAGGTGTGTTCGTTTGTGTTTGAGTATTAGTTGGTGTGACAGTTTGTGTATTACTTGGAGTTTGCGTTGATGTTGAACCAATAGTCGAACTCGGAGTTTGTGTTTGAGTTAAAGTTGGAGTTACACTTGGAGTTTGTGTTGGTGTGGCGGTTTGAGATGGAGTTGTTGTTAAAGTTGGTCCTGGCGGGCAGTTTAAATAAATCAAATTAGTATTAGAAGAACCTCCGATTCCTGGTTCAGGGTAAATTACCCCATTATATGTAAATCCTGTATTCCAAAAATCTTGTACTGAAAGACCTGGCATACCAGTTCCACAGGTATTGTTAAGAGTATTCCATAGAATGAATTTGTCGAAAGGACCTCCACCAAAAAATACAGGAGAATATATTATAAGTCTTGAACTCGTAGAACTTGTGTATACCACATAATTATTACCGAAATAAGAAGAACATTCATATTTGTAAGTTGGACTACCACCTGTTAATACATAACCATTTGTTGCTCTTGTAAAAATTGAATAACCTGAAAATGGTCCAACATTTTCAATAGCAATTTGATCACAGAAAACTGCTGTTGGTGTTATACTTGGAGTAACACTTATGGTTGGAGTATTCGATGGAGTAACACTTGGAGTCGGGCACATACCTCCAATACTAAAATAATCACATAGAATTATTGGTTGATCTATGTCCATACAAATTGAATCACCATAGTTTAAATAAAAGAAACCTGAAGAACCTCCGCATGTTGTTCCTGAAAGTTCTTTTGAACCTGAAAATTCATCATTATTTGTGTAGACAATACAATTCATAATCTAAATATTTTATACGGTACAAACAAAATTACAATTCTTGCTTGCTCCAACGGTTGTTAATATTAATCCTGGTCCTGATGGTGCTGATCCTGTGATTTGGTAAACATAACCACTTGGGTATAATTCAGAATAGAAAGTTCCAACATTTACAGATGATCCTGTTGGGAATGCCACAACAACATTTGAAGCCACATAAGAACAACCAGGGTAATTACATCCATACTCATCAGCATAATAGTAATCAAAATTTGTTGGGGTTGAACTCGGAGTTGGTGTTGAAGTCGGTGTTGCCAATATTGTTGTTGAGGTTGGGGTTGGAGACAAACCAGGAGTTGGAGTGGGAGTAGGCGTTCTTGTGGGGGTGGGTGTTATACAACTGTCAGAACATAACGAACCTTGAACAATTGGACCATCACCACTTACTGTTCCTTCACGAGCCCCTATACAACTGATGGTATAGAACTCACCCTGATTAACAAATGCATCAGACACAATTCCATCACAATCTTGCCATTCAAGAAGTCCACTTGTATTTGCCGGTCCAAATGTATATTCATAACATTGAACACAAGCACATTCTGTGCAAGATGAATAAGAGGCAACCTCTGAATAATCTGTTTCAATTGTGAAGTAAGGAGTAATTCCTGAAAGACAATAGTCAGAGAATAATGTTGGGTTATAAACTTTATGAACCAATCCTGTTGTTTCAAGAGATGGATTTGTTGAGTTGAAATATATTTCTGTTGAAGAGTTACAAACAGTTCCTTTATAAACAAAATACCTGTCTAATCCTGGCTCTTCTTGAACAAGATCCATTGATGTTCTTGCACTACATCCACAATCACTGAAAACATTTACAAGATTGTTTGTATAAGCCGATCCGATGAAGTATTGATTGTATGTATACCCTGAATTATAGGCTCCAATTTGGACATTATAACAACCCAATGAAGTATTGTCTGTGTCAAAAAGTGTTACATAATTATTTGCGTATGAATATAAGTGGTAGTTAAGATCTGAATTGGAATGTAGTTCTGATCCACCAGCACATGGAACAAGATCATAATAAAGAACTCTATGACCAGGGTATTCCTTTGTTAATTTAATAAATTCAACATCACAAATACTTGGTTCGGTTATATTCCAGTTGGTGATCTTATTGATCCTGAAAAAAGTATTGTTGATTAGAATTCTTTCATTCCATCTTAATTGTTGAATCTCTTGTGGGTATAAATAAATCTTACAGGCATAGATCTTGTTTTCAGCACTTGTCAAATCATCAACATAAGGTTTGTAATAAATGTCATATAGATCTTCTGATTGGAATACAAATTCTGATGGTGTGATGTCTGTTCTGTCTTCCCCTCTAAAATTACAATAGTGAGAGAATCCTGTATAGGCAAATGGGTATGTTGTAAATCTGTTTAGATTATTAAATCTTGATTGTTGAATCCCATCCATATACCAATATTGGAATGGTGATCCAAAGAATATTCCACCGCAAGTTGTTCCTGTTGATGTAATTGTAACTATTGGAACAGGAAAACATATTAAAGCGGATCTAATAGTTGATGGATCGGCACATGAAGGAATTGTATTAGATCCAACAGTTGGGTAATATACTTGTTGAATACCATCACAATCATTATAATAAATTGGACATGTTGTTGTGGTATTAAATGTAATACCTGAATTACAAACTGCTGTTCCTGTTACTCCACTTAATCCAACGAATCCATAATTGTCAACAGGAAGTGTTGGACCTCTGAATATTAACTTTGGTAATATTTTAAATGGAACGAATGTTTGTTGTGATTGACCATCCTTGTCAACGGTTTTTACTTTTGACATTGACCCCAATGTTAATAGGGGAACATATGCGTTCTGTATTGTGATGTCGATCGGTGATGAGAACTGGTAATCAAATTTTGTTATGGTGTCTTTATACTCCAAACCTAATTTGAATTTGTCTGTTCCAAATGTTCTGTTGGTTTGTGTTTTAAAGTCTTGGTTGGCATAATCCTGATCGGTACGGAATTCATATTGTAATGTTCCGTTCAATAAAGATGTTGTTGGGTATATGGATTGTAGTTGAGAGAAATCAACTTTTGTTGTCCAATCTAATACAGGTCCCTTACCAATATAATCAACGATTGGTTCAACAAGTAATGATTTTGGTTTGTCAGGATTTGGAACCATAACAAGATTAAAATACTTGTTGATCGATGTAATGAAATCAAGTTGAGTATAATCGTTGTCAGGGAATTCAAGAGCATAATCAACAGTTGATCCTGATGGAATAATTCTTGGACCACTTAATATTTCAGCAGTATAATTTGTTACTGTAACATTCTCACCAGCAAAGAAGAATGAAATGTTTGATTGTCCTGAAAATATAAATGCTTGAGTTAAGTCAACGGTTGTTGATCCTGAACAATAAGTTGATGCTAATAATTGTGTTGTTGAAACACCATCATTGAAATAGAAATACAAATATGGTGTGTAAAAATAATCATTACAATCAGCGGATGAAGTTGGGTTTACTGTGAATTGAAATCTCCATGTATAAGTTCCTTCAAATTCAGGAATGGTTTGTATGGTTGTTGTATTGGCAGAAAATCCAAGTGTATTACAAGTCACACCTGATGATGGATTTGTGTATACACCAGCGAAGGTTGGTGTGATGTCAGAGTTTGCGTATTTGTAACAAGGAATGATTGCGTTTCTTGGGTATATTGTTTCATCCAAATACTTCATTGGCATAAAGAAGTGTTCAAAATAACTTGTGTTGAAAAAGTCAGATTCAATTTCATAACCAGCATCACGACAAATTGCGTCGTATAATGCTTTAACCTGAATGGTTGGCTTAAAGTAATAATTGTTTACAGGAGTATTGATGTTGTCAAAAAATCCTGTTTGTGCACTATATGTTATTGTTCCACCAGAAGTAATTACCGGTGTGAATTGAACAAGTGGTGAGACAGCAGAATTAACTGTTGTTCCTGTTGTATATTCATAACCAATATTGTATAGACCCCATAATGTTGATCCTGATTGGTATGAATAATTTGTTGATCCTGTTAGGTTAAATAAGTTGGGATCGATCTGTGATTCAAGGATTACATTCTGTGTGAATGGATGTGTTAAACCAGAGAGGTTTGTATTGAATAAGAACTTGTCCCCAATGTTTGCTGCAAGGTCCCCAATTTGATTATAAAATGTTGTTTGGTATATGATCTCATCATCAGCAATGGACACCCCATTAAGTCTTATATGACCTTGTAATATTTCATAACCATCCCATAATAATACTGCATCGAATTTATTATTGGGATCGAAGTCCAATGGGATTGAATTCAGTTCATAGAAGAAGTTAAATATTTCATTATTTCTTTGTGAACCAGGAACGGAGAATGATTTCGAGAATGCTGAATTCTTCTTTGTTATGTCTTGAAGTTCTGCGAATGACAGGGACAACAATACAGGTTCATCTTTGTAAAGATCAAGGAATTTATAAACACCAGAAACTTCTGTTCTAATCTGTAACGCCATTATTAAATTGGTAATTCAAATCTTCTGTAAGGAGTTTGTTTAAGTTCAATTGTATATTGGAATATACGCTCATACTTTTGTTCAAACACTTTTACTTCTTTATTTTGTACGACACATGGAATCAAATACGGATGAATAATTTCTTGATTATTTATTGGAGTATAGTTGTCGCCCATGATGTAAACATAAGGGGACAATAACAACTCTTCAATAACAACTGCATCATTTTGATTAACATAATTTGAATCAACTGTAACAAGTTCATCTGCTTTACCATAGAACACTGTCTCCAATGAATCATATGATTGTCTATTCCAAACCTTTGTGTTTAATGTTTTATATTGTGAATATACTTTTTTGTCGGGAGTATATTTCTTTGTATTCTTTTTTGTGAAGGTATAAGTGTCCCAAACTCCAAAACGATTTAAGAACATGAAACTAATTGGATCGTTGAAACATTCTTCTCCAACCATTTTATATTGAACGATTTCTGAAACACCAGAAACATAATTGTAATCACATGATCCTGAACTTAAATAAACTGCAACATCAGATTGAGTATATGCGTTTGGATTTTGTTTCCATACTGCATATGCAATTCTTTGTCCCAAGTATGAATAAGGACTAAATGGATTATTTGTATAACCTATGTCTGATGAAGATGAAACCTCATAATTCATTTGGTTATTGTTATTTAACTTTTGTAGGAATGTAACAGAATTAACAACAGATGAATTATTATAAAGTGGATTGTCTCCATAAATAAATGGAAGTAATATTGGACATTTATAATAGTGAGTTCTATAACGAGTTTGGAATACAGATCCACCAGAGATTGTCATTGGAATTGTTTCTTCCCCAAATGTTGCCATGAATTGACCCTTAACATTATAAGGATTGAATCCCTGATCCATTGCAAAGTCAAATATTTTATAGTTCCAATAGTTATATTTTCCTGACAGGTTTGACGGATCGTAGTAATAATCAAAGTTTGGATTGTTGTCAGCATAACCAAATCTCTTATTGTCCTGAACACCAGGCCAAATCATTATACCATAAGGTTGTGTTGAAGCAGAATATGGGGAAATAATACCATTGATTTCATCGTAAGATGTATAGGCTGAATAGTCAGTTGGAATGATTACCTGTGTTGTCCCACCAGAAGTGAATTGGACCCCATAAATCAGTCTATATTCATTGATGTGGTATATGTTCTCAAATCCATCATAACCCCCGTTAAACCCGTTAGAAAAGGTAATATACGATGGTCTGTCAGAAGAGATTGTTGCTTGTGATGTTAGACCTGTTATTGAAACTGTTGATGATGTATAAGCATTCACCAAATAAGGATTATTTAAAGCATTACTTGATGATCCTGTATAGACCATTGTCATGTTTCTTGGATTAGCAATTGTGAAATTTCTAATAACAGTTTCAACATTGAATATGCAATTACCAAATTCATTGGAAGGGATTAATAATCTTCCAAACTTTCCTGAATCTTGGCTTGTTCCTTTTGTGTTGTTTGGTCCCAAATCATTTCTATATGGGTTCTTATAAACATCAACAACCAATCTGATGTCAGTATATGCGGAATAATCGTTAAGGGCAACATTCCATGTATGATCGGAGTGTGACTCTGAAACTGCAAGTGGTTTCTGTAATATGGTTAAATCTAAACTCATTTTATAATTCTATTATTGATTGAAATTCTTTCGTAACAACTTTGTCCATAAAGTTTTCAACATCTCGACCAATTGCTTCATATAATGACTCGTATTCATCTCTAAATTCTGCTGGAGGATTTTCCAATAAGTCTTCAAATGAATCTCTTGCTTTGTCATAAATATTAGAAGGAGCGATGCCATACTTGTATATGTTGGTTTGTATTGCGAATGCCAATGAAAGATTTGGTATAAATCTTCCCCTTTTATTTCTGCCTTTTATTCCTCTTATTTTAATCCAATCAAGTAAGGCACTTATTGGAACTTTTTTCTTTTCAGGTCTTCTACCTAAATTGACTGCTTCGAAGTAGTCCATGTAGGTAATAACAAGTTGAGAACCTTGTGGTGTTCTAACAACCGTTGCTGTTAATGAGTTTAATAACTGACCTGTTGCAACTTTATTACCAGGACTTCCTGGTCTTATTGTTCCCTCTCCTCTATAACCTGGCGCATAAGGGTAGATCTTCTGTTGTACCTTTTGTTTATAAAAGTTAATGAAGACCGTTCCCAATCTTTGTAATGCTTCGTCAGTTAATTCAAACATATTATGCTCCTACTGTATGTAATGCAAATCCAAATGTATTCATT